GGTGGGCAAACAACCCCGAGGGGTGTGGCAATGTAGATTTTTTTTCATCCCTTTAATTTCACGAGATTTTAAAGGGGTGAAATCGGGAGGTTGTGAAACGGCTATGAAATCAAGAGGTGACGCATGGAAGAGCAAATGAGCCTTGGTGTTTCTGGCGGATGCGAATACGTGGATGCAAAGACCCTAGCGTATTTGTTGAAACTATCCGTTCAGCGCGTGTATCAGTTGGAGCGGGAAACCTTGCGTGACGGCGTAGTGTTTGAGAAAACCGCGCAAGGGTATCACATTGAAAATATAAGGCGGTATCAGGATTACAAAGATTTGAATGCAAGCAAATCGCCGAGAACCCAGCTGGATGAAATTCGCGTTATTGAAAAGCAGATGGATCTTGATGAACGCCGAAAGAAACTGGTCAAGTATTCGGATATTAAAAGGATGCTCTTGCCAGCCATTCAAGCGGGTGTTCAACGTGTTCAAGATGTCCCAAAAACGCAAGCGCCTTTCTGGTTTAAGGCTGAATCCCCCATACACCTAGCAGCCGTTGCCCAAAAAGATATTGATAGCGCGCTTGAAGAAATTGCTAACGGCCTATTTGAGGTTATGAATCTTGGCCAAGACGACCCCACGGAGATTGATCACGCATGAATGCCCTTTTGAAAAATCATTGCGATTCTGACTTTGTCCAATTTTCCAACACCCTCATTTCTGCTTTTCGCCCTAAGCCTCGCTACAACCTGAGCGATTGGGTCGAAAGCAGCTTTGTTTTGCCCGACAATACCGCTGTCTCTGGTCGCTGGAAACGTGAGACCGCACCCTATCAAGCCGATATTTTAGACGCCGTTTCTGATCCCGAAGTTGCCAAAGTGGTGATCATGAGTAGCGCCCAAATCGGAAAAACGTTTATTATCCAAGCCTCCATTGGGTATCACATTGAGCACAAGCCGACTCCCATGATGCTCCTGATGCCTAACGTTGGGATTGCCAACCGCTTCATGAAATCCAAGTTGCGCCCCGCCATTGAGAAAAACAAAAACCTTCTTGCGTTGACGGGGTCTCTTTCAGGCGCTCACAGCGAAAATAGCGTACGCTATATTTCGTTTCCTGGCGGATTCTTGACCACAGCGGGAACGAATGCGACCAGTGATTTGGCCTCGGAATCGATCGGGTTTTTGCCTGCGGATGAAGTGGATCGTTTTGAGCAAAGCGTGGGCGACGAAGGCGCTCCGCTAGATATTGCTCGTGAGCGTGGAAACAGCTTCTGGAACTTCCACGAAATGTTAGCCTCTACGCCCGTAAACCTGCAAACGTCTGTTATCAACCGTGAATATCTCGAAGGGACACAGGAGCGCTGGCGTATTGATTGCCCGAGCTGTGGCGAACCCAGCGTTTACGCGCTAGAACGATTTAATGCGGATACCTGCACGATGTCCTGCGAGCATTGCGGGGCGGCGCACGATGAATACGACTGGAAGAAACAGTCAGGGCGATTTGTGGCCGACAATCCTGAAGCCTTTGATTCCAAAATAGTCACCAGAAGTTTTCACCTGAACGCATGGGTTTCTCCGTTTTTGAGCTGGACACGCATCGCTGAAAAGTACAAAAAGGCGATGGAGGGATCCCGCAACGCACAAAAGACCTTTCGCAATACGACGGAAGGTTTACCGTGGGATGATGCACTGGAAAAAGTGGATCGGGAAGGCCTAGAGAAACGGCTGGAAGAGTACGAAGCCGATGCGCCGATGGGTGTGCGCTTCATCACGGCGGGCGTGGATGTTCAGCCTGATCGCCTTGAAGTGGCTGTTATCGGATGGGGCGTTGGGTATGAGAGTTGGGGCTTGGATTATCACGTGATTGTAGGCAAGCCCGAACATCGTGAAACGTGGGAAGCATTAGACAGAAAGATGCGAAAAACCTACACCCACGCCTGCGGAATGAGCATGGGCATTGCCCGAACCTTTGTAGATGCTGGATTTATGCAGGCCACTGTGATGAGTTATGTGAATAGCCGTCGCAAAACGTACGCTATTAAAGGGCAAGGCGGTGAAACCAAGCCGTTTGTCACCGATTTTTCTAAGTATCAACGCCTCACGTTGCCGCGGCAAAAGCCGTTTATGCTGGGCGTGGATGAAGGGAAAAGTTATGTGTACGCTTATCTGAATATTCAGGATGAAGGGTATGGCTACTGCCACTTCAAAGACGGTTTGCATGACAAAGAGTTCTTTGCCCAACTCACAGCGGAAGCCCGTGTAGAGGTAAAGGACAAGAAAGGGAATAATGCGTTTCAATGGATCAAGAAACGCGATAGGAACGAGGCACTGGATACGATGGTGTATGCATTGGCCGCTGCCGAGAGCATGGATCCGAATTGGCAAAAGCTAGACAGGAGCATTGAAGAATGGATCGCTAGCAGAGCGGTTAAACCTGTGCAAAAGGGCTTGCCCGTTTTGCCTGAGCCAATCCCCACGACCCCTAAAAAAGTTACTGGAACAGCACCGCGTCGCGTTTCGCGAAAAGTAGTTGTGAAAGGCAGGAAAGTATGAGCAAAAAATTATTGGGTTTAATTGTTGTGATGTGTATTTTGGCCCTGTCAGGGTGTTGCGATTCTTACGAAGAGCCGACGCTTCCAGATGGCTATACCTATGAGCAAAAAGGCGAATATGTCGACAGTGGATTTAAAAGAAATAGTTGCAGGGTTGTCATTAGAAACAAGAACAAACACCCTGTAGTGGATCTTGTACAGATTGGTCTTTTCCCAGAAGATTCTTGTACAATTGCCAACTACAAAGCTTTTATGCTGTTACCAAAACAAAAGAAAGCAGGCGAGTAAAAAGCCTCTTTCTTTTTTGAGAAAGTTTAGCGCGCAAACACCTGTTAGATTGACGATATCCCCTTTAATCTAACAGGCCTTATATGAAGCAAAGTTTGCCGTTTACCATCACCAGCAACACCAAGATCAACTTGGTGTTGCCTGCGTTCTGGTCAACCCGATTTTCATCGGACAACAATTGGGCGCTGAAAGTTGTGTTTTCAAACCAGCTTTCCGTGGTCTCGGTCGATGTGAGCTGGTTGAACCAGCGTTGGGTATTGCCTCTCCTTCCCGAAACGTTGCTTACTTTGGTGAGCAACGATAAAATAGCCACCCGCTACAGCATTGAGGCCTCACGTGCCAATGAATCCACTTACCTTGAGCGCGGTCGGGTTGATCTCTTGCCCGATGTCGCCTCAATGAAACGTATGGATGCGCGAACGAACAACGAAAAGATTTTAGACGCGCTGAACGCTACCCTGCTTAAAAAAGCAACAGATGATCAATTGAGCTATCTAATCGACGGACTGGAAATTAAGCGTTACGACGTGGACAAATTGGCACCCTTGGTTCAGCTTTACGAGGCCAAGGTGTATCGTGAAAAATGCTTGCGCGAAGGCCGATCCACAATTAAACGGATTGGAACCACTTTGCGATGAATTGGTTTCTTCCCCCCTTCTTCCAAAAAAAAGCGGCAACGCCTGAGAAGAAGCGTATTAAAATCAAAGCGCAGGCGCGGATGTTCAAAAATGCAAAAACGAGCAATGTCACGCTTGGCTGGACATCTAGCCTAGAAAAAATTGATCGCGTGGTGGCGCATTCTCAGCGTGTTCTCGTTGCTCGGTCGCGGGATGCCTACAGCGACAATCCGATTGTCGTTCGCTACGTCAAGATGATGATCCGTAATGTGATTGGCCACACAGGCTTTTCGTTACAGTTGACGCATCCGAGCGCAGATGTTAATGCACTGGGCGAGCGCCTTTATGGCCAATGGGGGCAAAAAGGCTACTGCGACGTTACCGCCCAAAAAACCCTTCTCGATATTTTGAAATCGGTGTTGCGGAGCTTGCTGATTGATGGCGAAGCGTTTATCTTGGAGCACGATACACTCACGGGGTTGCGCCTAGAATTGGTGGATGCTCAGCGATGCCCTGCTTCGTTGATGTATCAATCAAGCGATCAAAAAACCACCATCATCAACGGGATTGAGTTTGACAGGCTTGGGAAGCCGCTTGCCTACTATTTCATCAAAAGCACTGCCCCCACGACCTCTTATCTGCATTTCGCCTCTCCCGCCCATTACGATCGGATTCCTGCCCATCGGGTGCATCATGTGTATGATGAAGAATTTGTAGGTCAACGGCGCGGGTTTCCTGCGCTGTCTTCAACCTTAGGTGTTTTGTATCAAGATAACGATTATGTAGACTCTGCCCAAGCCGCGGCGCGAATGGCGCAAAAAACGACATTGCTTCTCGAAGACACCCAAACGCCTGCCCAGATTGAAGATTATGGACATCAAGCTGGCGATGCACACGTGGACGATGACGGCAATCCTTTGTCGCCTACAGAAGCTGGCGATCAGGCCGTGGAAGAGCGTACCGAAACGATTGATTTCAATGAGATGGGCATTACGACCCTTCCCTTTGGCTACAAGCCCCATGAGTTTTCTCCCAATTACCCATCGGGTGAATTTTCGACCTTTCACAAAAGCATGATGCAATTGGCGGCGTCTGGGATGGATGTGCCGTATGCACTGCTGGCCAATGATGGCGAAGGCATGAATTTTAGCACTATGCGTCAGTTTGAAATTGACGCGCGGGAATCGAACAAGTGCTTGCAGCAATTCATGATTGATCACGTGGTTCAGCCTCTTTTTGAGGCGTGGCTGGATCGCTTGATGTTAAATCCACAAAACACACTGGATGCGAAAACCATAGAGTCCTTAAAAACCTATACACACTGGCAAGCCCGCCGATGGGCATGGGTGGATCCGAAAAAAGATGCCGAAGCCACGGCCATCAACATTCGCAATTTGACCATGAGTCCTACTCAAGCCATCCGAGAAGCAGGCAACGACCCCGCGGATGTATTTGCACAGCTTGCGAAAGATCACGCCACTTTTAAAGGGCTGGGCATGGAAGCCTTGTTTTTAAAGCTGTTCCAGCAACCCGACACCGTTATTATCAATGCCGATGCAGAAAGTGAGACTGCCTAGTGTCCGCCGTGACTTCTCCTGATACCATGCGCCAACGTCAACTTGGCCAACTGGATACGCGAACCATCAACACCGACGCGCGCACCGTTGAGATTGCCTGTTCTAGCGAGTTTCCCGTGCCGAGCTGGATGGGTAGCGAAATCTTGTTGCACGGCGCAGAAAATGTGCGCCTAGAGCGCCTAAAAAATAAGGCCTCTCTTTTATTCAATCACAACTATAACGCCTTGATTGGCGTGGTGGAAAGCGTGCGACTCGATGCGGACAAAGTGCTTCGTGCGGTTGTGCGCTTTGCCAAAGATGCCGAATCCGAAATGCGCTGGCAGCAAGTGCTCGATGGTGTGCTTCACCAAGTATCCATCGGCTATCGCGTTCATGCTGAGTCTCAATCCGCAAACGGGGATACGTTGTGCACGGATTGGGAGCCTCACGAAATCAGCTTGGTGAGCGTGGCTGCAGACCCCACTGTTGGGAAAGGACGCGCTTTAGAAAAAGTTGATAATAGCCCTATACCCCCTGAACTATCTTCTGAAGAAACACACCCCGATGCTGAAAAGGAGCCTGACCCGATGATCCCAACCCTAACACCTGACGTTGCTGAAGCCGAAAAAACACGCGCACTGCAAGAGGCGCAAGCCCGCACACTGCGGATGATGGAGCTTGGAAAAGCTCACAACGCCTTAGACGATGCAATGCGTTTTGTTCAAGAAAACAAAAGCGTTGAAGACTTGCAATCCTTCATTTTGGCGCGTAATGCCGCGGGGAATACGACCTTGGATAACACCTTGCCCCTGCAACCCCCTGCCCAAGTAAAAAGCCAATTTCGCAACATGGGTGAGCAGTTGCAGGCGATTGCGCGTCATCAACGCGGGCTAGGCATGGATGAGCGTCTCCGTGCGATTCAGGGGGCGAATACCGCCACGGGTGAGGACGGCGGATTCTTGCTTCAACCCGAATTTGCACAAGGGATCATGAAAAACATTTACGAAACAGGACAAATCGTTTCGCGCTGCGCTAGCATCCCGTTGAGCGTTGGCAAAAACAGCCTTGTTGAAAACATGGGCAACAATTTTGACCGCAGCACTAAACCCTTTAGTGGTATGACCGTCGAGTGGACGGAAGAAGGCGGTGTCATCAATAAAACCAAGCCTGAGCTTATTCGCTTGGAGACCCGCGCTTCCAAGGTGAGTGGCGTTTTTTACGCCACGGAAGAGATCCTAGAAGATGCGAGTGCGCTTTCCGCCTTTGCACAACAGGAAATGTCTTCTGCGCTGGAGTTTGCGATTGAAGAAGCGGTGTTGCGCGGTAATGGCGTTGGAAAGCCCTTAGGTATTCTCAATACCAATACCAAAGCAACCGTGACGATTGCCAAGGAGTCAGGCCAAGCGGCTGGGTCGGTAGTCCTCGACAACATCACGAAAATGTATGCGGCTGCGTATAAACAGGGCGCGGCTAACATGGTGTGGCTTGCCAATGACGAGCTGTTTGTGGATTTGCTAAAGTTGCAACTGGGTAACCAGCCCGTCTTTATGCCTGCGGGTGGGATTGCAGGTGCACCGTTTGCGACCATTTTCAACACGCCCGTGATCTTTACCGATCAAGCCTCGGCCAAAGGCGGCAAGGGCGATTTGATGTTACTGAACCTCTCCCAGTACCGTTTGGTCATGAAAGAGCAGGCGCAGATGTCGGAATCTATTCACGTGGAATTTTTAAGCGACCAGCAGGTCTTTAAGATTCGCTCGCGTGTGGGTGGCCAATCGTTGTGGCCTGATTCCCTGAAGCCGCGCAACGCGACGAGCGGTTTCAAAATGTCTCCCTTTGTGGTGCTGGACGCTCGCGCATAAAAAGCCCCTCGCAGATCAATTCATTAAATGTATAAGGATATTCCCGATGTTTTATTTAGAACAAGTGGACAACACCATTCTTTTTGCCCCGCAGGCCGATGTGTTTAACACCAGCCCAAATTCCGCTGTCATTGACATTACGCCCTTTCAGAAAGTAGCGGTGTCTCTACAAACAGGGGCGGGTGGAACAGGCCGCGGACGTCTACAGTTGTTTGCGGGCGCGGCCAGCAACGGTGCTGGAGCGACAGCCATTCCCTACAAGGCGCGCGTGAATAATTCCGCCACCCTGCTGGATGTCGAGGCCACGGGTTACACCACCGAAGCCGCCGTGAACCAAGTGGTTGTTTTGGAACCCAGTACCGAAGCGATCGGGAAGTATGGAAACTTTTTGCATCTCAAGTTGACGGAAACAGTTGATGCACCTGTGTTTGGATCCGCGACGTTGCACGGTTACGCCAAGCGCTACTCCTCTTAACACTGCTGACCCTATAGGGGAGTCGATCTTGATTGGCTCTCCATCTTTTTGATTTCTGTTTAATAATGTTTAGGAGAACCCATATGCCTTTCTATCACGGCGTGGAAGTGGTCGAACAACTGAACGGCGAACGCCCGATACCTGTCACACGGTCGGGTGTCATTGGTATCGTGGGCACGGCTCCCGATGCAGATGTTTCAGTCGAACCCAATACACCTATGCTCATCAACACGCGAGAAGCAGCGGCGTTGCTGGGCGGTACGGGCACTTTGCCCGATGCCATCGAATTGATCTACGACCAAGGTGCAAGCCTTGTGATTGCCATTGTGGCCGAAGAAGGCGAGACCGACGGCGAGACGACATCCAATGTCATTGCCGCCTGCGAGCACTTGCGTGACGCTCAAAGCGTTCTTGGGTACACCCCCGATATTCTCATTGCACCGGGATTTACGCATCAACGATCAGGTACGAAGAACCCTGTGGCTGCGAAACTCGAAAGCGTCGCCCCCAAGTTGCCCGCTGTTGTTTTCTTGGATGCGCCCAATGTTGACAACGCCGCCGCTGCATTATACGCGGATGATTTTAGTACAGGCCGCGCCTATGTTGTGGATCCGTTTGTCCTCAAAAGCAAGAATGGGGTTCCCACAGCGATGCCTGCCAGTTCTGTTGCTGCGGGGGTACAAGCGCGCGTTGATAACGAGGAAGGTTTTTGGGTATCCCTCTCCAACAAGCCTGTTTATAACATTATTGGGACGGATCGCCCCATTGATTTCCGCATGGGTGATTCGACGACGACGGCCAACCTCCTGAATGAGCAGAACGTGGCCACCATTATTCGCTACGAGGGTTTTCGCCTGTGGGGCAACCGCACGACCTCGAGCGATAGTCGCTATGCGTTTTTGAGTGTGCGTCGCACGACAGATGTCATTGCCCAAAGTGCTCAGAAGGCGTTGCTGTGGGCAGTTGACCGTGGCATCACCAAGACCTTGGTGGAAGACGTGGTTCAATCAGTCAACGACTTTTTGGCCGATCTGAAAACCCAAGGCGCGATCATCAATGGTAAGGCATGGGCGGATCCTGCCAAAAATACCCCGTCACAAATCGCCCAAGGCATTTTCAAGATGTCCTTTGATTTCGGGCCTGTGTATCCTGCCGAGCGCATTATCGCCGAGGTCTCCATCAACAATGGCTACCTCGATGAAATTGTGACTATTGGCTAGAAAATCCACCGCCCTCCCCCTAATGGGGAGGGAGTATAGCAAAAAAGGTTTATGAAAATGGCACGAAAGATTTTACGCAATTTTAACTTAACCGTCGATGGTGTATCCATGCAGGGCGTTGTGGAATCGTTCACGCCACCCAAGGTATCTGTGAAGGCAGAAGAGGTACGGCTCGGTGGCCAAGATGCTCCTCACGATCTTGACATGGGGATGGAAAAGCTCGATGTGATGTTTACCCTTGTTGGCTACAACGAAGACACGATCAAGCTGGTGGGTTTGCGCTTGGCCAGTTATAAATCGCTGGTGTTTCGCGGGGCGCTTCAGGATGAAAACGGCGATACCGTGACCCAGCTCAAATACACGTGCTACGGAAAAGGCTTTGAAGTGGATCCTGGCGAGCACAAGGTTGGGGAAACCAACCGCCTGACCTTTAGATTCAACTTACTACGTTTCCGCGAAGAGCACGATTCACGCATCGTGCATGAGATTGATCTTCCGAACATGATTCGCGTGATCGGTGGCATCGATCAGAACGAAGCGATCCGCAACGCGATTGGGATTTGATTTAAAAGACTCGTTTAACCTTGCGCCCCTCTCCCTACCCCTCTCCATGAAGGAGAGGGAAGCGATCTAAAAGAAAGAAGCGACATGACCCCCATCACCCCTACCACAACCACAATTACACTGGATTACCCTGTGACCGTTAAGTTACCCAATTTCACAACGGAGACGTTTAAGACGTTGACGATTCGTCGTCCGCGCATTATCGATTTTTTGAACAAGGAAAAACACGCGCTGGCCGAGCCTGTGGAACGTGCGTGCAACGTTCGCTTTGTAGCGGCCTTGTGCGATGTGCCCGAAGAGGTGATTTACGAGCTGGACGAATTTGCGGATTACGAGAAGCTGATTAAGGCGGTCGATTCTTTTTTGCCCAAGACGGGGGATGCTACCACCCCAACGACCTCCGCCGCATTGCCTGCCAGTTGACGTCAAAATCACGATGGCCACTAAATGAGGTTATTGAAATGACACCTGCCGATGTGATTGAGTGGCTAAACACCCTAGAGGAAGAGGCTTGAACGCCTGTTCCTCGTTTGCTATACTGATAGCATCTCGGTATCTTTCACCCTTAGGCTCCAAGGGAAACACGGTAAAAAAAGGAACTCGCCTGATGCCAATGGATGTGTACACCGCTGGAGAGCAACTTGAAGGATTTATGTTGCTTTGTTTTTTTGTGGCAGCCATTGTCGGTGCGCCTCTTTGTCTTTACGGCGTGTTCACTTGGTTGATGCTCAAATACTGCCCTAAAGGCTAGGGACTGTTTGCAAACAGCCCCCAGATGCTTTTTTGAGAAAGACTTAAGACTCTCATCCCTTTACGCTTGATTAACCACGCGCGTGAAGGGATTTTTGAATGAAGAAGAATTATAGCAGTACCATTCGCCTCAATGCGGATACGAAAGATGTAGAGAAGAGCTTTAAGGGCTTGAATACTGCCCTGAATAGTTCGAGCGACTGTCTCAAGAAATTTGACAAAAGCATTAACGGCATTGACAAGGGCACCAAGCTACGCAACCAATTCAAAAATTCGGTCACCGAAGTAAAGCGGCTGACGGGTGAAGTCCAAACGGCTTCCGCTGCTCTGAAAGGGTATCAAAAATCCATTGAAGGTGTCACGGAGAAAACAAAAGAGCAGGCCGATAAAGAGGCGTATTTAAGCAATCGCTTAAAATCGATGGAGCGTCAACGCAAGCGTGAAATTACGCACTTGGCGGCGAAGAAAAAAGCACTGGGGGGCAATACCAAAGCCCTCGTCGAGATGATGCAAAAAGAAGGCCAGTACGAGTCCATGCTGGCGCGTCGTGAACAGCGGATGGCTGCACTGCAGAAAAAACGTGATCGCTATTCTCAATTCGCTCAACTTGGCCGCGAATTGCCCATTGGCGCCGCCTTAATGGGTAGCCCTTCCGTTGCCATCGGGAGCCGATTGGGCGGCATTATGGGTGGTGCACGCGGTGCGATGATTGGTGCGGCAGGAGGCGTAATCGGTGCAGGCATTGGCCTAGCAGGTGGGGCGCTGATGGGTGAGTATCAGCAACGTATCGGCCAAGTGCGCGCCAATGAATATCAATACCGATTGATGCAGAATACGGGCGGGTTTAGCGACAGAGAGCGCATAGCCCTTAAAGACCGTGTGCGGGGCATTAGTGGACGTACAGGCAAAACGGAAGAGGCCTTGCTAGAAGGACTGCAAACCCTAATCGCGGAAGGGATTGATCTGAAGAACTCGCAGGAGATGATTGAGACCGTGGCCAAAGCCGCCGTGGGGAGTGGTGCTGAAATTGGCGATTTGGCCGCCTTGACGGCCAGCCTGAAAAACAACTTCGGTATTACGCCCAAAACCTTTGAATCCGCTTTGGACAAGCTGGCCACAGGCGGAAAGCTCGGCTCGTTCGAGCTAAAAGACATGGCCGCTTACATGCCTGCCTTGGGTGCGAAATTCCAGATGCACGGCATGGGCAACAGCAATAGCCTTGGCTCGGTCGCGGCAATGTTGCAGATCGTGAAGAAAGGGGCGAAAGACCCCGCACAAGCCGCAAACAACTTAGAGAACCTGCTTTCCAAAATGACAGCGGGGCCGACGGCGGCCGCGTTTGCCAAAAAAGGTGTGAATCTTCAGGGCTTTTTTAAGAGCTGGGAAACGGAGATGCCTCAAGCGGAGAACAAAGTAGAAGCCTTCATTATGAAAGTAAAAGAATTGACCAAGGATGGCAAGGATAGCTTCGCGCTGAACCAGCTCTTTGGCGATCAACAGGTAAAAGATGCGATTCTGCCCTTGATGACCAACTGGAAGGCCTACCAAGATTACAAAGCCCAAATTGCTAAAACCGCCAACGGCACGATTGCCGCCGACCATAACAACGCCGTGAGCGAAATGGAACGATCTACCCAGCGCCTCAATGCGGCGTGGACACGTGCCTTTACTGGGCTGGATAAGTTGTTCGCACCCTTAGCCATTGGGTTTAACAATATGCTGGCAAGCATGATCAATGCCTCTGTTAGCGCAGGGATCAAGATAAAAGCAAATCTTAAGATTGAAGGGATTTCTGATCCTTATGGGGCTACACGCCCAAAGAAGCCCTACACAGGCGGATCACCTTTTGTAGGCACAAAGAACCAACGAAATTTACTATATGCGAACATACCACTCCCCAAATTGGCTCAGGGCGGTTCAGTGCCTAAAGACCGTTCCGTGATTGTGGGGGAGCAAGGCCCTGAAATTCTTCACATGGGAAACAGTGGGGGCTATGTGCACCCCAATCGCACGTTGAGCAATGGCGGCGGCACGAGCATCGTTCAGGTGTACGTGAACAGCTTGCCCAGTCAGTCCCAGATTGATGCGTTTATTCGTGGTGTGGCGCAACAGCAAAGCCGTCGTATGCACGATGCACCGAGGTATTAACAATGGATGTCATGTTGCAAATTGGATCGGTACAGTTTACGGTGCCTGCCCTCACGATTCAAAGCCTAAAGCGATCGCAGGATTATCGATACGCCACCAATCAACCTATTGCGGGTGCGCCCCTGCATACGTATCTCGGGGTTGGGAAGCATACCATTAGTTTACAGGGTGTTATTTACGCGCCCTATTTGTTTCCCTTAAATGCGGAAGAGTTGACAGGCTTGCCTCCCACGGAGTTGATGAAAGGGGGAGTCGCGGCCTTGCGTGGTGCACCGAATGCGTTCATCAAGCGCTTGAAAAACAAGGGTAATCAGGTGTTGGAAAACAAGCACATTAACCCGCTGGAAGATTTAGAGCGCCTTGCCGAAAGTGGGCAGGCGCATGACCTTTATCAAGGGGACGGCACGCTTTTAGGGCGGGTGCATATTTTAAGTATCGACCGTGACGGCGACAATTTCACACGCCGCGGTGGATTGCAAAAGCAATCGTTCACGATTGAGCTGGAATTTGCTAAAGAAAGGACAGACTAATGGCACGTGAGTATGTGACTCGTGACGGCGACACCGTGGATTATGTCGCGTTTTTGGAATACGGCAACGAACTGGGGATTGTGGAGCAGATATTGGCCATCAATCCGCACTTGGTGAATTACGGCGCAACACTTCCCTACGGTGTGACCATTCTCCTACCTGAACAGTTGGCTGTGCAGGACAGCAAACGAAACGTGGTGATGCTATGGTAACTTGGACACTCACGGCGAATGGCGTTGACATTACAGACAGCATTCGGAACATCGTCGAAGACATCACGATCAGCGATGATGCAAAGGATGACAGCGACCAATTGAGCATGATGCTTGCCCTGACGCCTGCCTTACAGATTCCTGCGCGCGGCGCTTTTTTATCTTTTTCTGCTGACGGTGTACCGTTAGGGAATTATCTGGTCGATGGCCGACGTTTGAGCACGCCTGCGTATTCCTTGACGCTGGAAGCCAGCGGAACACCTTTTAATCAGAATGGTGGCAAGCAATCGCCCCTCCAAACCCAGCGGACGCGCAAATGGCCTGCAAATACCACACTCGTCAACGTGTTAGCCACGATTGCCAAAGCAAGCGGTTTGGCATCCGCCGTCTCCCCCAAACTCAAAACACTGAACGTGGAAGGACTGACGCAAAAAGACGAGAGCGATCTGCACTTCATTCAGCGCGTGAGCCAAGACAACGGTGCGTATTTCAAGATTAACGGCAACACCTTGGTGCTGCATCACTACGACGACGTCGTGACGGCTAACGGGCAACCCCTGCCCACGCACACGATTAGCGAGCTGAACACGATGGGCATTGACTGGCAGGACGGCGGCCGAAGCGAAATTGGCACCGTCACGGCCAAGTGGCGCGACCCCAAAGCCAAAACCGCTAAAAGCAATACGGTCACCGTGGGGAACGACCCTCCTAGCCACGCCCTCAAACAAATGTTTCCTACCGAAGCGCAAGCCAAGCAGGCCGCCCAAGCGGAATTGACGCGACAGCAAAACAAGAGCAAAACCCTGACGGTCAACTTGGCCGTGCCTCGTTTTGATATTTTTGCGCTTCATCGGCTGGTGTTGACGGATACGTCTGAGCCTGTGAGCGGTACTGCGTGGAAAATTGTTCGCGTGACACATCGTTACAGCACGAACGGATGGACGACATCCCTAACCTGCGAAGGAGTGTAAGGTATGCCCAAGTTGATTAAAGAGTCCGATTTGGCCGCCATTTTTGACAATGGCGAATTGAGCGACACGATGCAGTGGCAGCTGGATGACGGCACGCCGTGCGAAGCAGGGGTGATTCTGCGCTACCCCGAACAGCTGGTGATGTTAGGCGTTCAGGAAATCCATGATGCTAAACGTTACGCGCTGATCGATACCGCCAGCACTAGGCATCTTACGCCGAAAAGCACCACGCACACAGGAACGCTGGTGACGATCAACGATGAGGAATTTCGCGTACTGGCCATCACTAGCAATCATTTTGGGATGTCTCGCGTCATGCTCGGTACGGCGGGCGAAAACGTTTCAGGAGACTACTACGCATGGCAATGATTGACGTTAGCGCTGATTCTTTGAAAGCCCTCATTGAGCATCTTCAGGCAGATATCCCAACCGTGAACAAAGCCGTTGCGCGCGCAATGCGCGAAACTCTACGGTTTGGTGCCGCGCGCGTTAAAAAAGAATTACGGAGCGTATTGACCCCTGCGCTGATCAAACGTCGGATTTTAAGCAGGTTTGAAAAAGACCGAGGCTATGTGTTTACAGGATTAAATGAAACGCCCTTAGAGTATTTTTACCCTAGCTTAACACGCACCAACGGCGGGTTAATGGCAGGTGGAGACTTATATCCTGATACGTTTTTGGTTCGCGGCCAAGCTTTTTATCGGAAGACAAAGAAGCGCTTCCCGATTGCACGGCAGGTGGTTGGGTTCATCCCTGAAGGCGAACGCGCCGTAGAAATTGCCTACAACCAAATGGAGGCGTATTTCTTTAAGCGCCTCGAGCACCATCTGTACTATTTTAGTGGCCAATCTTAAACAGTCACACATCCAGCAAGGAATTAGATATGAACCCAAACGAAGCCCACCCGATACATCTTGAACGTTTGCACGAGAACATCTGTGCCCACTTGGCATTGGCCGTGCCCGTACTTCAGACGATCAAAGCCGATTACGATATTACCCATATTGATGAGTGGGAACTCCTGCCCATGCCTGCCTTGTTCATTGAAATGAACGAGGCGCAGCCCTCGGACGATCAATCGGGAACAGAGCAATTGCGAATGATGCTGGATTTTGAATTCAGACTTGTGATGAATGCTGCTCCCAGCGCGGGCATGAAATGCCGATCGTTGGCCTTGCAGGTGGCCAAGGCCTTGCATCTTAATCAATTTGATCAGCCCATTAAAGGGTTTGAGGTGACGGCGATTGCCGATGAACGCTACCGCAACAACGACGGACTACGCTATCACATTATGTTGATAACGGCCACCACGGAAGTGACCTTAGGGCTGGACGTGTGGGAGAAAGAGAGTGACCAACATATTGCCATATTAAAGGCGGTTTACGGCGACGATGAAATTGAGGTGCATCCCAATGAGTAACGAATATCATCTTGCGGAAGCGCAACGACGATTAAGCCAAAGCATTGGGATGGGGATCATTTCTGCCGTGGATGCGGTGAATGCGCTGGTCAAAGTGATTACCGATGATGATGTGCCTGAAAGTGACTGGATGCCGTTTGTCACCCCACGTGCGGGCGCGGTGATGGTATGGAGCTTGCCGAAAGTTGGCAGTACCTGCTTGGTGTTGTGCCCTGAAGCAGAACTGTCGCAAGCAGTGGCAATGCCCGCGCTTTCAACCCCCGCAGGCACAGCAACGGAGCACTTCATCAGGTTCCAAGACGGCACACAGATTTATTACAACGAAACCACACAAGTGTTAGACATTGCGGCGATTGCCAAGGTAGCCGTGACAGCTCCTGCTATTGCGCTTGCAGGCGCCGTGACGATTTCTGGAGGCCTTGCCGTAACAGGCGGTGCCACGATCAACGGAGTCAATTTCATGGATCACGGCCACAGCGGCGTTGAAACAGGTACTGGCTTTACGGGACCTGTCAATGCATAAAGGTTTCTTTTTAAGGAAAGAAACACCCCAAAAAGCCTTATATGCTTGCTGAATAGTACAGAAAGGTTTTTGTGATGGGCATGAGTCGAACAACGGGCAAGCGCTTAAGCGAGTACGACCATATTCGCCAGTCTATCGTGGATATCCTGACGACTCCCATCGGCCAGCGCGTCATGCGCCGATCCTATGGGAGTCGCTTGTTTTACCTTGTGGATGCGCCTCTCAACGATTCAACACGCTTGGCCATTATTGCGGAAACAGGGCAAGCCCTCGCGCAATGGGAGCCGCGCATTGCTGTCTCGTCCGTGGGTGTTGCCCAAGCCCTTGGCACAATTGCTGTGAGTATTCGCTGCACGATTTTGGCCACGGGCGAATCGGTCAACTACGAAGGGATACAACTGACATGAGCACCCGCTTTACCGCCATTGATCTAAGCCAACTGCCTCCGCCTGACTTGGTGGAGGCCTTGAGCTTTGAAACGATACTGGCCGAGATGGTCGCCGCTTTGCAAGCGGATGATCCTGAGACATTTGCGGAGTTATACCCAAGCGACCCCGCAATGAAGGTGCTGGAAACCTGCGCGTATCGTGAATTATTATTACGTCACCGTGTGAACGAGACCGCCAAGCAGTGTATGCTCGCTTATGCCACAGGGAGCAATTTGGATCATCATGGGGCGTTGCTTGGTGTTGCGCGCTTGGTGGTTGATGAAGGCGATCCGCTCGCGATTCCGCCGATCCCTCCTACAATGGAAAGTGATGACGCCTTTCGCGCTCGCATTCAACTAGCCCCCGAAGGATTCAGCACCGCAGGAAGCCGTGGCGCATATCGGTTTTTTGCTTTGAGTGCAAACGGGATTATTAAAGACGTGGGCATCAACACGCCCAGTGGCGGAACCGTAGAAGTCGTCGTATTGACCCGAGACCTTGACGCGGAGGGCATCCCCACGGCGGGCGTGTTGCTGGACGTGGCAAACGCCCTCAATGATGAAGACGTTCGGCCACTGAATGACACGGTTCAGGTGATTGCTGTAACGAATATCAACTACGCCGTGACGGCCAGTCTCACCATTGGGGCGGGGCCTGATGCGAGTCTCGTGATGGCCAGCGCACAAGCCGCCATTGAGCAATACACCCGCGATCAACATCTGGTGGGGGGCACGGTGGCCATTTCAGGCATCTATCACGCCTTGCACCAAGCAGGCGTTGAAAAAGTGACCTTGACCGCGCCCACGGGAAACGTCGTGGCTAGCGATGTGCAAGCTCCCTTTTGCACAGCGATCACATTAACACAGGCGGCGTAAGTATGACGGATTTAATGCCACTCAACTCCACCCGCTTTGAACGCGCACTGGAAAGCACTGTTGATAGTCGATTACCCTTTCCCTTTGATTTGCCTGCCGTGATCAATCCTAGCGCTTGCCCTGTGGCGTTTTTGCCGTGGCTGGCATGGTCTGTCAGCCTTGACGAATGGGACGAGCTGTGGGGGGAGGATGTTAAAAGAGCCGCTATTGCCAATTCCATCATGCAACATCGACAAAAGGGCAGCGTCGGAAGCCTCAAACGTTTTTTGGCCAGTATTGGCTATGGTGACGCGGTGATTGATGAAGGCACGAGCGATGCCTTTCGTGACGGCTCGATTATGCGCGACGACAGCTACACGCGAGGAGGCGCAAGCGCATCCTTTGAATACACCTTGACAATTCCCCGCCCGATCAGCATCGCACAGCGTAACCAGTTAGAAGAATGGGTCACCCAAATCGCCCCTGCTCGATCCGTTTTGACGGACATTATTTACAACCAAGCCGCGCACTTGCACAATGGCGTGCAAATGCGGAATGGCACAATCACAAGAGGCACCGTATAACATGGCAAACATCACACTGGCGCAAACGTGGGCATCAGGCGTTTATCAACTGGAGCAAACCGATCCCGTCTTAGGCGGTACCCCTGTTGTGGGTTCCCCCACGAAGCAGGGCGTGGACAATTGGCAGGCGAAGCAATTGGGAGATCGGACGGAATGGCTCAAGCCTCATGTGGACATGTTGCGCCAAATCATGATCTTGGAAGGCGAAACGATTAGCTTGGGCAATTCCCGCCAGCTTTACGATACGATTTTGGGGATGATCTCGGCCAACAGTGCTAGCAGCTTGCCGAAGGGGCATCTCTACACCACGCGCGCTTTGAAATATGACAGCACGAGCCAAGTCAGCTTTCCTGCTGAAGTGATTTGCAAAGATGCCAGCGACATGCACGAGATCATTGTGCCTGCGAATACCACGGTGAGCTTGGCCACGGATTTGGATACAGGCACCGTGGCTGCCGATACGTGGTACTGGCCGTATGCCATTAAGAATACGGTCAGTAATGCCGTGGATGTCATTTTGTCGACCAGTACCAGTGCGCCTGTTTTGCCTTCTGGGTTTACGGTGTATCGCAAGTTGCCGTTTCCCTTCCGTACACGCGCGGCCACTACGGATATTCTCAAGTTCCAGATGGTGCGCTCCAACGGCATCACGCGCTGCCGATTTATCGAAGACCCCATCACGTCAGGGGTTAGCGAACTCGAACTATTTACCAATCTGAGTAGCACTGGAACACTTGTGAACTTCTCCAAGATTATCCCCTTTGGTGAAAATGGATCCACGTGTACGGCCAGCTTGCTACTTTACAGTGTCGGGGACGTTAATTCTGGCTTTCAAACGTTCTTTGAAAAATCCACGGATGATCAAGTCACTTGGACATCTTTTGGAGCAACATCGGGCAACGATAACGTTAGCCTTGAATACCCAGATGATGATTTCTTCTTGCGCCCCACGGGGCGTAACGTCCACCTTCGAAATCTAGGTGGTTCTAGCGTTACTACACGTGGCCGTGGAAGAGGTTACAATTTGTGCGCCTAATTGGGAAAGATTGCTTATTCCAGAGCCTCCATAATAAAGCCAACCCCCATAAATGAAGGACGCAGGTATGACCTTTCGATACGACGACAACGTGCGGCACGCAAATCTGATCGCCTACAGCGGTCGGGATTTTGTCTACACCTTCATGCCGAAGTTCCAAACATTGGCGCCTAAGAATTTATTAGGGGCAAACGTGTGGATGCAGTTTCGCCACCCAAAAACAAACGTCCTTCTTTTTGAATTTAAAGAAGAAGACTTGACGCTTGTGGTCGATTCTGCCACCGCGAGCATTATTGCGAGCGCGTCCTACAGCATGACGGCCGCATGGACGTTTAAAGAAGCGAAATACGATTTAGTGATTCAGTATGCGGATGGCGGACGATTCACAGAATTTGAAGGCACGGTATTTGTCAAACAAGGGGTGACACAGATCAATGAGTAACGAAAATTGCGTCAATAGTGGCTACCAAGGTCCTGCGATTCCCAGCGTCTCCAGCGGGTCTATTTCCGCTGAGCTGGTGAAAAGTAAGCTCTTGGAGAATGAAGACACCAACGTATTGACAGATGCTCAGCTGGAAAAGCTACAGAACATCTCGACCGAGCCGCTCACCAAAGCGGATGTTGGGCTGGCCGATGTTGACAACACCAGCGACTTGGCCAAGCCGATTAGTACGGCCACGCAAGCCGCACTGAATACCAAGGCAACGCCCGCCGATATCGGCGTGGCCATTGGCGCGCTGACTAAGACTAGTGTTGGCCTAGGAAACGTAGACAACACCAGTGACGTGGCCAAGCCCGTTAGTGCTGCCACTCAGGCGGCACTGGATGCGAAGGCCGCCAAGCAAACCATTTCAAACGCTGGCACTTTCACGCGTCCAGCCATTACCGTTACCGCCGAAGGTACGATTAGCCTTGTAACTCAAAACACCACCAGCGGCGCGTTGCGACTTGATGGGCTAAAACTCATAGAACAGTTGCAGGGGCGCCTGGTCGCGGGCTTGGAAACACTTATTGCTTGTTTCGGCGATTCCACCACGCTAGGCATCGGTGTGGCCGCCGTGGATAATGACCTGAACGCGGAACCGCGCGCTATTCCTGTGTTGATTGGCCACCCTTCTTTTCCGCAATACTCTCAAATTCCTGACCCCGCCTACACAGGCCACGGCGATGCACACCCCTATGACGAGACCTACCCCGAATACCTTCAGCGCGTGCTGCAAGCAAAATTCGGGACGCACGTCAAAACCAAGAACTGCGGCTACGCGGGGCAATCGCTGGCCAATGAGTGGGCGCGTACCTTCTTGGATCGTGCGGTGTTGAGCATCTACAACGCAGGCGCTAACGCCAACAAGCTTAAGGCCATCATCTTTAACTTTGGCCTCAATTGTATGTTGCCCAACACCAATGTGGCCGATGCTACCGTGAGCGAGATGGAACTACTCATCAATCAGTGTCTGGCTCTTGGGATTCTGCCGATTTTCTTGGGGGCGGATCGCATTTTTCGCAACCAAGGCGGAAACAACTCAGGCACAGGCGTAAGCTATGACGGCTCCTATTATGCCCACGAACTCAAAGGGCGGGCACGTGATTTGTGCGCGGCCTACAACGTGCCCTTCCTTGATATGGAAGCACTTCAAGACCACTGGCTCATGACCAACGAAGACGGGGCAACCTTGGCACGTGTGCAAAACGGCGGGGTGCATTTTAACAAGCTGGGCTACCGCTACAAGGCTTCTTTGGTGGCTCGTGCCTTCATCCCCAACTTGGTTACCCACAATCAGCCGATTACCGATATTGATGCGAAGAATGCCGTCACCAACTATGTCTTGCCTTACTACAGCGAAACAGCTGGTAACGCTTTCCTGCTTCCAGATAACCAGACGGTGAACGGTGTTACAGAAGCCGAATTGACGTGGGACACGACGATGTCTCGGCATATTAGCTTTATCAACTTCGCGGCGGCGGCCTACTCAGGTGGGCAAGTACTCAATGATATTTGGTTGTGGAACGATCGCCCCAGCACCCTCTTCCTGTTGAACTTTGGGACAACAGTCACAAACACGTTTAACCCAGCGTCGGACATTTACCCCTTGGTGCAGGTATTTGCCAACCATGATTACGTGAACCCCATCAACACACGCCAACGTGTGGGCGCGAGCGGGACGACTGCACGTTTGCGCGAGGCCTGTGATCGCTTCCAGCGAATTATTGAACTCCCGATGGGGCTTGTTCGCATTCGATTGGTCGCACCCGCGACACCCCAGACGTTCTTTTACAACCCCCATTACCAGATCAACAGCCTGTATCCTCGCCTGAGCCGTCGATTGACGGCTGGCGGTGCTGTGCCTAGCCGAGAATTGACGACCGATGCCCTAGAAAGCACGGGTGGGATGTATCGCAACTTCACGACGGGTGCGCTGACCACAGGGGCTATCGAGTTTGAAGAACGCGCTGATTTGGCCAATCTGGTTGATTTTTGCGTCGAGGGAGATGAGGTTCACGTTCGGATTAGAACCATGCCCAACTGGCCTATCGGTGCCGCCATTCCGTTGACCTGCGGACGCTTCAAGCAAAATAATTCAAGCCTGCTGCCCAATCAAAATGGCTACGGCGCGGCCTTGCTTCGCAAAAGCGCAAGTGCTGTGGAGTTGATTGAGTTTGCGACAGGTGGATTAACGGAGAACAGCTTGCTGGTCGCGGATTTGCCAGGCATGTCCTCCAACGGCGTGATTGACTGCACGGTGATCTTGCGCCGAACGGCTCCAAACGGCCTGAGCCGTCAGCAGTTTATCAGCGTGTGCGCGGGGGATTCCACCACCCCGTTGACTTTGAACGCCACGCCCGCATGGTCAGCCAATACGGTGTTGGCGGCGGGTAGCGTGATTCACCAAGCCGCCCCTGTGGGTGGCGCCCTGACTCGTTACTGGACACCCGCAGGCTTGACCACGGGCGCGACGTGGGATGCCACCGAAGCCGCACGCTTCACGAGCTTAGGCGCAGCACCCACTCAACTCACTTTTGAGCGGATGCCCAGCGTGAACAACCGATTTATGCCGTTTTCAGGGTTTACTCGCGGATTCTGCATCCCTAATCCCGCCGCAAACACGACCTACACCTACGGATACGAACGTTTATTAGTCACTCACAAACGCTTAGGATAACCCCACCATGCTTTTACCCTTCGACCAAGCCCCCGATGGCACACTGTTAAGTAAAGTCTTTATCGTTGCTGGCGAGCGTCAATCCCAGCTTGGTTTCAAAACCCCTGTAGATGGATTCGACGAGAATGGCAACCCCGATCCATCGACCCAAACTTATTCTTTCACGCCCGATCCAAATCAGCCAGACTGCCCAGATGATGCGGATATTCTTGGCTACACCCCTCACGAATAAACAGGAGCAGGTGTAATGATTGACATTTCACCAGAAGCCGTCAAAAGCCTAGCGGACAATGCACCCTATGCCCTGACGCTAGGCATCGTAATGCTTGTCCTTGGATGCGTGTTCTTGCGCGAATCGTTCAAGCACATGGACCGACTGGTCAGTTCATCCGAGCAACGAATGAAGGGCTTTACGGATGGTCTGCTCGCCATTGATAAACGCATGGATGAGCAAGGACACCACCTTGCTCAAATCCACCAAACCACTTTGCAAACCAATCAACTGGTGATGTCGCACCTATTGAGGCGACGCACCGACGACATCGAAGAAAGGGTACTCAGTCATGAGTGAGATTAAGATATTCGTCGATCGCTTCGACGGCGAAAACGGCCATAACGGCGTGATGTCGATCCGTGACTCCGAAGGCCGTTGGGTCTTTGAAAAGCTCCGATTTCGCACAGGCCTTGCAGGATACGGCAGCACCGACTGGATCGTGGGAAAGTCCCCCATTCCCACACTGGAAGCCTCGGGGAGACGTGTTTACTATGTCCACCTCCAATCCGTCAACAAGAACGGTGAGGCCTCTCCCATCTCTCGAAAGCCTAATGGCATTGGCTGGTTCTGGCCTATATCATCTAGCCCGACAGACCCTTGGACAATTTCAGACGTTGACTCAAGTGGCAAGCGTACATTTATCGGCATCCACGCCGAAAATGCGTTTGATGGGACAAATGGTTGCGTGGGTTTGCGACACGATGGCCAAGGCGATGGACGCAATCTCGCCGAAGAACGCGCGGGGGTAATTGCTCTCAATGCGTGGCTTGATGAACTGCGGAAGCAGGGTGTGAAACTGATAGAAATGTGGGTTGGATGATATTGAAACGCTCAATGAGCAGAAAGATAAAGACGATGACAAACGCATTTACAGATAAGCTGAACGAGATTAAAGAGCACTGGAAAGCGAAATTTCCGCAAAACCACGACTTGTTTTCCCATAGCGGATTCGCTGAAGGGTTCATCGATGGCATGGTGCAAAAGACGTTTGAATCCATTATTATTCAATCGCCCCTACCCAATGAGATTGAAGCCCTTTTTATCAAGGCGCGCGTTACGGCGTTGATCGAGCATCTTGGCGACGCCAAAGCCGAACGCGCCTTTTTAGATGATATTGTGGCCGCCTGCGATGTCTTCATCCCTGCCCAAACCGATTAACTCGATGCCCAACACCCCGACAACATCCCCCCGCCTAGCGTGGTGTCGGGGGGTCATCTGGTTAATGGATGTTGTAAATGAATCGTTAAAACCACTTGCGAAATCCATTATTCTTGTCATAATGATCATATAATCGTTATCTGGAAACGGATGACTTGAGCTGGGTTCCCTCTTGTAGGCTCCCCAGCTCTTTATTATATGCAGGATTTTTTGATGCTTCGCGCCATTGCTGTCATTGACGGTTTCAATTTTTATCATCCCATACGTCATCATCAACGCAGGCTGAAACAATCCTTGCAGTGGCTTGATTACCCAAGCCTTTTGCACTATTACGCAAAACGTGTGAGAGACATCCCAGCGCACACCATTGAGGATGTTCACTTCTTTACAGCTCTTGCCAAGCATCGCGATGCGAAATACCCTGGCACAACCGATCGACACATCACCTACATTAACGCCCTTAAACATAGCGGTGTGCATGTTGAGATGGGCAACTTTAAAAGGCATCAAAAGCCTTATCGTTTAAACCGTTGTGAGAACCGAGTGCCTGCGGAGTCCTCCTGCCAATTGACCCTTGAAAGCTGGGAAGAGAAAGAAACAGATGTTCGTATTGCGTGCAAGGTACTGGAGCTTGCGACGTTGTATCCTTACGATGTGCTTTATCTTCTATCTGCGGATAGCGACCTTGTGCCTGCTATTGAAAGTTTAAAGCGGATCAGACCAGACACTAAAATTGTGCTAGTAACACCGCCAAGTAAGGCCAAATTTCATAAGTTAAAATCCCTCAGTCATGCTCATATTGGGATGGGGGTAAGTGACATAGCCACCCATCAATACCCTACGGAAATCAACTTGCCTTCGGGACACAAGTTGTTGAACCCTTGGGTGCAAGTCTTTTGAGCTTTCTGAAGAAGTATTTTAGCCCCCGATGCTTCACCGCTCGGGGGTTTTTAGTCGCTTAAGACTTTTCGATTTTGATAGGCTTGCAAGCTATCCGCCATTTTGGCAAAGAGTGCTTCTTCTTCTTTTTCGTGAGTATCTACCCACATTTTTTCTGTGACAATTTTAATTCTAGCTCTTCCACCCTTGTTGAGATCAAGGGCTTTCTGAATTTTGCGTCCATAGTTGGTGTGTATCCAGTGAGGAGAAGCGGAATCGGCCACCACCAAAAAAGTAACTTTTGGGCTTATGCCCGTCACTACTTTTGCCCCTAGGCTTGATGCTTTCTCATGACATTCTTTTCGTTCACCGTAGGTAAACACACCTGTAAACACAAAGGTTTGCCCTTCATGAGTAATGACAGCATCTTCATGAATCGGGAGCAAGCACGGTTTTGCTTCGACAATCCCCACATTGGTTTCGTCTTCGCCCACATATTTTTTAAACAGTTGTAACAATTTCAAGCGTTCTTCCTGAGTAATGACTCCATCTTCCAATGCATCTGCCACGGCATCGGCCAAGATAAACTCAAGGTTAGTAAAGCCATTGCAGCCAGAATGATTATGCAGATTAAGAAACCACTGATGCAGAAATGAAATCTCTGCATCCTGAAGAACTCCATCGGCCATTATGCCCATCACCAAGCCCTGTAAGTGAGCAATATCGCGATCAGCATCATCTAAAGCACAGATTCTTTCGATATAAGACATGATTTGTCTCCTTGTTGGTTGGAAAGTCCCTTTTTTGGGATGGTTTTGCTTAGTCTCCACTGCTAAAGTGAATATGCGATATTTTTAATCAGGCGTGGACTCCGTGGAACCGAGAAAGCGCCTGTTTCTTTATGAGATACTTGTTCAGGGAGGTAGCACTGTGACTGACGTATTAGATAAATCTAAAGGCTATACCATTCCCGAACTCTCAGAAGACTATTTTTCTGAAGCTAAATTACGCTTTACATTAGAAGAGGCAAAGGCATCGCTTCAAAACTATATTGATGCCAACCTCACTATTGCGAACCGTAGTCATCATACCCTTTTTTGGATTCTCGGCCTTCAACTGGCATTGATTGGTACAGGTGCATCAATGCTCAGCCAACTGCAAACCTCTTTTTCCAAAATGCTTTTAATAAACTGCTTATGGAGCTTTGCAACAGCACTCATCCTGTTTTCCATTGTTGTTCCTGTTTATCAAAATATCCAACAACGCAAGGGGGCAAGCATCGGATTACAACCCCGCATTCTTATCACAGAGGAAATGTTTTCAGCAAAGGATAAAGACTTTGTCTTAGGCTGTATAAGTACCTATCAGGATCACATTGATTTAGAGGAGGCATACAACCATGAGGCATCTCGTAGATTACGACATGCTTATCAACTTGCGTTGACAGTAATTCTATTTATTTTTTTTGGCTATCTGGCTTCGCTATTGTTGTTAGGCTTTTGACACCCTGCCCATCACGATTTGTCGTCACAACGACTGGTTTGGGAGGAGGGGTTTGTTTCTTATCTGACATTGATTTGTTGCTTCCTATTCTTTAGAGGTTTCGTATTCATGCATGGCCTTCACCACGTGCTGATAAAGCAGTTCTTTATTGTGACTCATGTCACCATCCTGAAAATGAGCGCCCAACTCATCGACTGTTTGCTTATAAAGCATCTCCCGAAGTTCTTTTTTGGGCGGTGGGGCAGGGGGTGGCTCATCCAGAAAGGCAAAGAAGTTTGGAAAGGTAAACCGCATTCGATTCCCTCATTTTGTATTTAAGGAACTTAACCATGACCACATCACAAGACCTAAACCTGAGCCTTATGATTGCGAAGAGAGATGCTTTAACGCTTCGTATTCAGCAATTGCAAGCTCAAACTTCTGAAAAAGAATATCCTTTGCAGGAGAGTCAGGCTCATTCAACAAAAGGTGAGAAATGTTCTTCCCAGTAAGATCAGATAGCCTCGCGTGGTTTATTTTTTGAGCACGTTCAATACTAATTACTTCGCCAGATTGTGAATCGCGATACTCTCGAACACCGTTTATTACGGTATCGGTTGTGTCGCGTTTTGCAAGTTCTGCTAAGGTTTCCATTGGCATGGTTCTCTCCTCTCAACACTTGACAAGAATAAGATCATTCTTGCCATTCATTAAAAAAACATGTATAGTGCTACACATCGGCGAACGAGACCACTCCCCCTTTTTGCACAAACGTTGTGCGTGGGGGAAATCGCTCAATTGCCGATAGGCACTTGTTGGCCTGCGACCGATTGGATTGATGTTCTTCCAAAACATCAATCCCCCGCTTAACGTCCTACGTTAGGTACGGGAGCAAAGAACATACCAAACCTGCTCTTTGACAACTGCATAATCATTCTGGTAGGTGAAGGTTAATCCGATTGTAGCCCTTTGCTGTGACACCCTATAAAATACAGGCTGTTGACTGTCGGCACTATCACACGTTGCGGAGCGACGGTAACTTTGCCCTTCAAACCCCCAGAATGTTATCACTAGGCTCGGTTCGTCTGATCGACGACGCTTTCTATGCCAATTTCCGAAGTACCGTACAGTTGCTTATTTGCAAACTGCACCGCTTTTCGATTATCGATTTTCACATAGATGGCCGTGGTCTTCAGGCGACTGTGCCCCAGTAATTCTTGCACGTGCGGCAAGGGCACGTGTTTTTCAACCCAATTGGTCGCAGCGGAATGTCTCAATCCATGCCAGTGCACATCAAAGAGCACGGCGGGTTTTGGGTTCTCCTTCGTTTTCTTTTCGCGGCAGAGCTTATACAAGGCTCCGTGCGCGGCTCCATACGTCCAGTCATCAAAGATGGTGGAAGACGTCTTTAAACGCCAATGATTCTCAAACCAATCCTTTAGCAACACCCGCGTGGCAGGTGAGACAATGGTGTATCGGGGTTTGTCTCCCTTCCCAACCACGTAAACCTCGCTCAAATCATCTTCAAAATCATTGAGACGAATACTGAGCGCCTCCCCTATTCGTAGCCCTGAACCGAAGACCAAGGCCAATAACAGGCGCAAGCGAACGTTGTAATACTCGACGTTATGCCTTCCCTGCGTCGCCTTCACCAGCCGAGAAAACTCGTGCTCACTGATTTTTGGCCGCCGCTCTGGTGTCTTTCGCTTCGGCTTCCATCGCTCAACCCCTAGCAGCGCATCCGCCTCTTTGGCCGAATGCTCTATCAGGTAGTTCATGAACTTCCGAAACGCTTTGTAGCACTGAATGCGCTGAGAAAACTGACATATTTTCCCCTCAGGCTTACGCATGAAAGCCAGACGCAAGTGATCCACACTCATATTGCCGAGTGTCATGGGTTCCCCCAGCCACTGCCAATACTTTTGCAATCCGTAGACCATCTCCGCAATCGTCTTTGTGGAATACGGCTGACCGTAATCATACCCCCACTTGAGAGCATTCATCCAGTCCTCATACCAAGCGCGATAGCTCTTCTCTAAAATAGCAGGCGGGTCGCTGTCGACTTCCTGAACATCAACAAACCACTGAAGACGGCTTTTATAGCCTAGCTTCTTCACTCCAGAGACTTCTCCAGATTGTGCCATTTTCTTCAGCGTATTCGCATTGATGTTGAGATGCTTCGCGGCATCCGCAAGAGAGAGAAGGTTAGCCATAAGTCAAATATACATTATGTATAGCTATAATAAATAAACAATAGCTCAAAACTTTACAATGTATTCGATATGGCTAATCGATACAATACGATATTTTTTGATGTCAAGGTACATTCCAACCCTTGGCTATATTCTCCCAAAAGTCTCTCATACCAAGGGTTTAAAAAAGCGGGCGACGCGACTCGAACGCGCGACAGTCTGCTTGGAAGGCAGATACTCTACCAAACTTCTAGCCTCAACTACTACACTTTATTGCCTTCTCTCCCTTCGTTATACCTCACATGTAACAAAAGCATCTTATTCATCAAATCGTCATATAATATCGGATCCCGATCACTTCATATCGAATAGCTTTGTAACATTCAGATTTGTTCTATATATTCAAACCCCTTTTTAATTCGCTTGTTACATTCCTAATATCCCTCACTCCATCGGCTAATTAACTTGGCCGATATTCGCATATCTTTCTTTTGCCAGAAACACCTGAGCATGTGTTTAAACCGCTCGCCTCTCTCCCAAGACAAACCCGCCCCACACTTCACCGTGTGGGGCGTTTCTTTTATCCCTCAATACTGGAGACCCCTCATGATCTATATTGCCAAGCAGGTGAAAGCCTGCCTGTTTACAGGCGAAAACCCCAAAGAACTGGAATCCTTTATCGCCGACCATTGCGCCCGACATCACGATTCACCCACTCTCTTGAACTGGGCGCCCAGTATCAACCCTGTCTTCTCCACCTATCGCTTTGCCACGGACAATCAACCCCACCACCAATTGGTGCGCTGCAATGAGTATCTGGTGGCTCACTACTGTGGGACGCTCGAGGTTATGACGAAGAAACGCTTTGAATTGCTGTATGACGACTTGAAACAGGAGGCTTTACTCTAATGCCACTCACCCTTAACCCACTACGCTGTATGCGCTGGACAGGCCAAAATACAGCTGAGGTGATTGCCTTCATCAAACAAGAATGCGAACACCATAAGATTGATTATTTATCTTCAGAGATTCGTAACACATCAAGGTTTGAAGCCGATTGCCTCATCTTCAGAACGTCTTCTATGCCTCAATTCGCAGAACCCAATGATCTAAAGTTTCACACCTGCGACCCCGGCAATTATGTGATCTCTCACGATGCTTCAAAGGTAGGTGTGTTCGATAGGGAGCATCACGACATCCTCTTTACGTTTTTAGGCGACGATACGGCGGTTCCTGCCATACGGGACTACTTGTATTACGACGGTTCAAACATAGATAAGGCACTTGCGTTTATTCATGAAAAGAATAAACATCTCTCTTTAAAGATCGTGTACACCGTAAAAGATGAGAACGTCATTATCTACAAAAGAGGCAGTCACGCATCCTGTACCCTCTCGCCTGAGAAAGTTCTGATTTCAACAGGGAGTCGAGCTTGGCCAGTTGTGGCCGTCAGCATTGATCTTCTCAAACAGTTTTACGACATGAATACCCTTCACGGCATCCCAACCCAAGAAAGAGAGTCGACACATGAAACATGCTAGCCCTTTTGAGCGTCCCCCTGAAGCGCGGGTGGGACGAGTGGCTGTTCCGCCACACCATCGGATGATGCCTACCTCCCAGCCCATTTCCGCCCCAGACGCTTTACAGATTCACCTTGAGCGCATGGGTATGGCAGACACCAGCCAACATATTCCCCACCCGACCCCTCAACATCGTGGAGGGTTTGCATGAGCAGTCTCTCCTTTCTGTTTGGATTCGGGTGGGGACTCGTCGACGGCATACTTCAAAGCCTTGCACGATGTATGCCTCATCGTGATGTCAACCTGACTATTCACCTCAAGCAAGATCCACTTCCCCCGCCGCCTGCTCCCGAAACGAGCAGGCCTTTTTTGTGGCGAGTGGACGATCCGAATGAAGAGTTTGTTGATCGTATTTGCTACCGAGACGGTACGCCCAAAGAGTGGTTTCAATGGGCGTACAAAGCCAAAGAACCCCCTGAGTCTCCCCCATACATTTCGCCCCGAAAACATTAAAGGACGCACGCAATGCCTATTCCTCCTCCACCTGTTCCTATTGCTGCCATTCCCACCTTTCTTACCCTTGGATTCTTGGCCACCCTCATGCTGATGTGGTTCATCCGCACGGCCAAGCAGGGGGATCGGCTCCTGCAAGAGATTAAGCCCCAGTACCGCCAATCGATAGAACGGCGTCGGGCACGCGAGAAGGTCATTCCCCTTCGACCCAAGACATATTTTTTTGATTAAGTCTTTGCATAAGAGCGTGGCGACTCACACAGAAGCCACATTGTGAACAACCACCCCACCCTTTATGTTTCGACCACCTAGAGGGCGGGGCTTTTTTAACCCCTCAACAAGGAGATCATGATGCCCTTTGATCTTAGCAAACTCTTTCGACGGCCTGACGTGACAACCGTCAACGAAGAAGCAAAAGCGCTTCAACAGCAGGCTCTCGATGCGCTGAATTATCTTCACCACAGTAAGGATATTTCACAGACCAAGATAGCCAAGTACATGCGATGTCAAAAGCAAAACGTCAGCGAAATGCTCAAGGGCGAGCGTCCCATTCCTGTCGAGAAGCTCGGGCTTGCCTGCGTGGATTTGTCCTTTGACTTAAAAGAAGACGCCAAAGAGATTCTTCAACTTTCCGTCGTCTTACGTGGCTAAAACGCCCTGTTTTCAGTGGTGACAAAATGTCACCACGGCTTGGTGTCGATTTGTCACCGCGTGGTGTCATTTTGTCACCATGTAGTTATAACGCGGGTTTTGCCTGTGTTTACGTCCTTTTTCCCTCAACCATCAATGGAGACCAATGCAATGCATTTAAAACCGAGTGAATGGATTAGTGTCATCGTGGTGTCTGGCCTTTGCCTCACGATTGGCGTATTTAGTGGTATCGGCTATGAAAAGATGACGGCCAAACCGTACTACTTCATGCCTGCTAAGCTGCAGCCGATTGCCTACGAGCTGTACGAAAAGCAGAACAACCCCAGTCGAGCTTATGCACTTATGGAACTTGGCTCGCAGGTTCACAAATGGATCGCGAACCCGAACGACAAATCCGCAGAGCCTTCAGCGGTGAATCAGTGAGGGGGCTGGTGGCGCTAGGAAGCGTCATGCTGCTTGGTGCGATTATCGCAAGCCTTGGGCTTATCCTATGGCTGGTGATCCACCCACCCGATTGCAAACCCACTTCGGGTGCCACGCCCGTCCGCCTTCTTTATCAACAAAAGGGAGTTCCTTATGCTTAAGTTGCTTGGCTGGAAGGACTTTATTGTGATTGGAACTGCTCTCGCGGCCATTGGTGCCACCATCCAAATCATCATGCACTTAATTGACCAAGCCCCCTTTTAACACGTCTTTCGTTGAGGGAGTCTGTTCACGCCGAGCAGGCCAATACGGAGGCCTTTAACAGGCCTCCTTTTTTTTGGAGAACTTTATGCGATACACCATTGCCGAAGCGGCACGACGATTCAAAGGCTGGACGCTCTATCGCCTAGCGGGGGAAATGGGGATGTATTCGACGCCCCTCTACAATTGGCGCGACGGAAAATCATTCCCCACCCCTAAGCAACTGGACAAAGTGGCCGCCACCTTAGGATGCACCGTCGATGATTTGATCGATTACCACGCCCCTGCCCCACAGCCCAAAACGAAAGACACCAACCGCTCAGAGCCTCCTAAGCCCAACCAGCGCGTTCACCCCTATTGGGTGGAACGTCTGGAAAAGTGGGACAGAGTCAACATTCCTGTTTCTAGGCGGGGCTGGTCTCACGATGCGATGACCTGTTATGCGCGTCGAGAGTCTTGCATGGGTTGCCCAATCGCCACGCTACCTCTTGAAAGTTTGCCCGATCAACCATGCAACGTCCCGAATGTCGTGTTGACGTTGCTCGATCGCTTTAGCCTGCCTACCCGTGCGCCACAAGAGGGGTTCAGAAAGAACACCCCCTAAGGAAAGTAAGGACACCACACAATGGATACCGTCACCCTGACGGGGGTTGTGAGCAACCCCCACTTTAAGCTGCTCCCCAACGGAGCAGACGGCATTGAGTTCACTTTTATTTGTCGGGACCGACAAAACCCAAACATGCAACGCTTTTGGCTGGTGACGTACGCCCCTCATCCTGACTTTGTGAATTTGTGGATGCATCGGCTAAACAGCGTTAAGCGTTGCCTCATTAAAGGCGAGATGTACTACGCCACAGGCACCAAAAAGCAGGTGAGCACCTACGTGCGGATGACGGAGATTTACCCCCTGATGCCGTGGAGCATGGTTGCGCCCAACACCAGCCCAGCCGACCACTTTGAGAAAGCCACAGGCCAAGCCCCACCATCACCAGCGCACGAGGCTCCACCGCCTTTGGCTCCTCCTCCTGTCGACGAGCCTGACATTATCGACCAGACCCTTGCCACTCACACCCACCCCTAACCACGAGATAAAGCCACCCATGAGACGTCAAACCTACCAATTCCACCCCGAGATCGCGTCAGCCTTAGATGTTCCTCAAGCCATTTTGATGGAGTTTATCGGGTACTGCTTAGAGATGAATATGGACAAAGAGCAGAACTACACCGATGGTCACTACTGGGTATGGTATACGCTGAAACAGTTTTGCACCCGCTTTCCATTTTGGTCGAAAGGGCAAATAGAAACGATACTCAAAAAACTGCTTGATAACGACATCATCATCAAAAGCAACCATAACAAGCAGAAGAATAATCAAACCTGCTGGTACACCTTCACCATCAAAGGGTGGGAGATTTACAATCAAGAACCCGCTGAACCCGCTATTGATGCCAGTTCCCGAAATCAGGAAATGGAGGACGCACCAGTTTTGAACAGCCCTGACATTTCCAGTTCCGATATTCAGGAAGTCGATTTCCTAAAATCAGGAAATGGAGTTCCTGAAATCAGGAAATGTGAACAATTCAATAATCATATTACTCAACCATTCAACACACCCAAGGCACCGGTGTGTGTTCAAAAAAGTTTTGAGAAAAAAGAGAAGAACCCCCAAGCAGATGCCTATGCGTCCGAATTTCAAGCCTTTCAAGACTATTACCCCAAAGCCACCGACAAACGAGCCAAAGCCGCTTACGTTCAAGCGCGCAAAGATGGCGCATCCTACGAAGACATCAACGCAGGGGCGTTCGCTTACAGCGAGTCTCGTCGTAAAGCCAAACTCAAACCAGTCTATGCGCTCAAAGCGTCGGATTGGATTGAAAGTAAGGGTTGGGAAGAATTTGTGAATGCAACCCCCAAGACCCTCAGCCACGTCGAGCAGATCAAAGCGCGGCCAACCTGCCGTCACATCGTCACCAAGGAGCTGTACTCGACATCGGCCATTCAATACGTCCCTGAGTCCAGTGAGTTTATCCTACCCGATGGTCAGCAGGTGCCCGAGCAGTACATTCAGTGTGCTTAACACAACCCGTGGAGGACAATCCATGAACGCAAAAAAAACGGTCTGGTGTCGCGGCAATCCCTACCAGATAACGGATCACGAACGGTCTAAGAGCAAGCGCATCCCGCAGAACGTAGGCTGTTATCAACCCGCCCCAAAGCAATCTTCAACCCCAGCACCTAGCGTGACAGAGCGACATCACCAACTTGCTCACCAATGGGCAACGATTGCTGCCAAGCACCCACACTTTAATCCTCACGGCCTTGGTTCGATGTCGCCATTAAGTGCCAAGGAATCCATTCGTAATGCTCAATTGCGAGCGCACGCGCGCCGCATTGCTATCTGGGAGGCAAAAACGCATCGCTTATTCGATCTCCACCCGCCAACCAATGGAGAATAGACATGATCAAACTAACAGGGATGCTGGCGGAGGTCGCTGCAATTGTTGGCGACACCTACGCACTTGAACTGGCTAACGCTTTTCCCGAGAGGAAAATCTACATGCCCAAGCGAAAAAGAGGAAAGTATTATCGGCGCCTCGTCGACTGTGTTGGCCAAGCACTTGCCGATGAGCTGTGTGCTGCCTTTGCGGGGGAGCTGATTACCATATCTCCTCAAACTCACCTTGAGCGTAGTGTTCGGAACGAAGAGATTTTGAAAGCTCACTATGCGGGTTTTCCCGTATCGGTTTTGTCAGAGCACTTTGAAATGTCCTTAACCCAGATAGATCGGATCATCAAGGCGCATCGTGAGGCTCGTGAGGACGAGGCGCAGCAACT